TATCTGGCGAGCATGGCTCATATCAATTTGCTTTTTCATCAAAGATATGGAATCCTGTAAAACCTTTTCGTAAGCATCGTCAACTATAACAGTGTGAGGTTTACGGAAAATAATAACTGATAGCAATGCAAGTATTATTACACTCATCATTAAAAATATATGTGTTGTTTTATCCATTGCTAGTGTGAATAATAGTATTATCTTTATGACCCTTTCCACAAAAATAAGTAAAGTTTTAACACAAACATCTATGTATAATAAAAAAAACAAAGAAGCTGCTGATCTCATGATTCACGAGTTTTGTCAAAAGTTTTGCGATACCTTTCACATCTATCCACATGTTACTTACTCTATTTCTAAACAACCCTTAGAAAAAGTTAGTTTAAACATGCTTCTTGATTTAGTAAACGAGCTGATGATGGAAGAAATTTCTGATGACGATCCTATTTACGAATCTCTGAAAAAAAACGGTATAAGACTTGCATCCAGGAAACGCACTGTAGTACTTTATAGACAAACATTTATGAGTATAGCAAACAATGTAGGATACGGTTCTACTACACTTTCTAGATTTTTAGGATTTGATCATGCAACAGTCATTCATGGTTGTAGAAAAATTAAAGATCTAATGGACATAAAAGATCCTGAAACACTAATCATTTATACTCAAGTAACCAATGCCTACAAAATCCGATTTAATAATGATGGAGATGTTCAACCGGATAGTGGAGAAGAGTCTGACACCTAATCAGTTCTACCTTCTCTATTGCATGAGAGAAAACGTCGCCAGTCTTAACATCAACATGCATCTTGAACTACGAATATTAGAACAAGATGGGTGGATAAATGATAAGCAAGACCTACAGCCAAAAGCCCAAAGCTTGCTGGCAAAAGTAGAAAGCTTCTTCAAAATACAGAAGAAGAAAACAAGTTCACAATTATTGGGCAAAGACTTTGTTGATAACATGACTAAGTATAACGAGCTCTTCCCTAAAATCAAGGGTGGTAGCGGTAAATACATACGTTCCAGTATCAAGAATGTCGAAACAAACTTCCGGTGGTTCTTTGATGAACATGCCTACTCCTGGGAGACAGTTCTTGCAGCAACCGATAAGTATATCGAAGAGCAAGAACGTGACAATTACAAGTACATCAGGACATCAAAGTACTTTATACGCAAGCAAGATGCTTCTCGTATGAACAACTCTGATTTAGCTGATTATTGTGAAAGAATAGAACAGGGTGATGATACACAAGAACCAAAGATATTTACTGAGAAAGTGGTATAAATATTTGCTTTTTGGAAATCTTTACCTTATGTTTGTATACAAATAATCCCGCGATTTTCTTCCCTATTTGTGTTACATCTATGATGTAGACGGGGAACTTTTCGCTTTAAACTAAGCTATGGCTCAACCAGTTCCACAATTCAGATCAAGACCCTGGAAAAATCAAAAGGAGTCTTATCAAGATGCTTTGCAATACATGCAATCCAGGAGAGAAGGTACTGTTACAAGTATTAGAACTCCTTGGCTTAAGTTTAATGATGCAACAGTAGACGGAATCGAATGGAACTCAACGACTGTAATAGCAGCTAGACCTGCAACAGGTAAAACCCTTATCAAAGATCAGTTTGTAAGAGAATCTTTTCAACTTAACCCTGATATGGTGTTTAGAGTGTTAGAGTTCTCACTGGAGATGGTAGGTAAAGTTACGGCTATGAGAAACTTTACATCTCATATTAATAAACCTTACAAGTATTTATGTAGCGCCGATGGTAAAATAAGCGAGGAAGATATTCAACGTTGCTTTAACTACGCAAAGGATGTAACAAAGTACCCAATAGATGTTATTAACGAACAGCCTACAGTAAACGAGTTTCGTCAGATTATCGCAGAATATATGGATGCTCATTCAAATCAAAAGAAAGATGAAAATGGCACCATATATAGAGAGTACACCAACACAATCATCACCCTCGATCATTCCGGTCTTATCAAGAAATCATCATTTGAAAAAGATAAGATGGAAACCATATCCAACTTAGGAGAAGCACTCACAGATTTAAAACGCAAATACCCAATCGCATTCATTGTACTAAGCCAACTCAATCGCAATATAGATGTGCCAGAAAGAAGTGAAGATGGCAAATACGGAAATTTTGTACTAGAGTCTGATATTTATGGATCAGATGCGTTACTGCAACATGCTGACATCGTGGTAGGAGTTAACAGACCTGCTAAACAGAAGATCAGTTTCTATGGTGTGGAACGCTATCTAATAGAAGATCTTTCCGTACTGGTATTTCACTTTCTAAAAGTCAGAAACGGTGAGACAAGACTAAGCTTTATGAGAGCAGAGTTTAATCGCATGATGGTTACTGAAATGGAAACCCCTGCTACTCAACAACGAAAACGATAAAATAAAATGACAATTGTAACAAGCGACAAGCCAGATGAAAAAAGAGAACGCAGAAGACTCATGGAAGAGTTTCACCGTTCAACATTCGATGCATTAAGAATCGAAGAACCTTTCTTTATTCCGAAGCTTTTCTATAAGCCAACAGGTTTACCAGAAAAGTGTATTGCCCTCTTTGCTAGCGAAGTGGCTAAGGGATTAGATGTTTACACTGAAAATGCAGACGCAGAGAATATCTCGTTAGATCCAGACCGGAGACTATACAAGTGGAGATACAATCTGAACTTCAGAGAAGAGTATTCATCGTCAGAAAGTAATGGTTCAATAAGGTATTTTATACCTGTATCGGAACTTATTCTTATTAAAACAAACTCTCCAGATATCCTCTTGGAAGAGAAAGCAAAAGGCCCAGAACAAATCAAACTGGATCTTAAGGTGCATGTTGATCAAGAAGACATATTCTTATCAAATGTAACTCTAAGAGATTTTGCAGCAGTAATGTTAAAACAGCCTGTGAGTAATAAGGAATGGTTAAACGAACTAATACAAAAATCGAGAGCAATATGAGTAAAAAGAACGAAGAAGTAGAAGAAACGAAGCAGATCGTTTTGCCTCGCGGTAAAGTAATGGCTGCACAACAAAGCCCAAAGAATCTAATAGTATTTTCCAAACCAAAAGTTGGAAAAACAAGTCTGTTTGCTCAGCTACCGGACTGTTTAATATTAGATTTGGAACACGGAACAGATTATGTTGATGCGATGAAAATCAAAGCTAGCAGTGTAGAAGAAATTAAGGATATCGGAAGCGCTATTGCTGCTGAAGGTCATCCTTACAAATACATTGCTGTTGATACTATTACCGCTTTAGAAGAGATGTGTATTCCTTATGCAGAATTGTTATATTCTCGAACATCGATGGGTGCTAATTGGTTCACAAAGTTAAAACCGCAATACGGTTCTATCTTGAATATGCCCAATGGTGCAGGTTATCCGTATCTACGTGAAGCCTTCACAAAAATCATTGAGTATATTAAAACATGGGCGCCAAGAGTAATCCTCATAGGTCATATCAAAGATATCTTGTTAGATAAAAATGGTACTGACTTTAACGCGATGGATTTAGATCTAACAGGTAAGCTGAAAAGAATAACAAGTTCTCAATCAGATGCTATTGGATATCTTTACCGTAAAGGTAATCAGAACATCCTAAGTTTTAAAACAACTGATGAAGTAGCATGTGGAGCTAGACCTGAACACCTTCGTAACCAGGAGATAGTTATCTCTGAAATGACGGACAAAGGAATAGTAACCCACTGGAATAAAGTATACATTGATTAATCACACCAAAAATAAATAATATGTTAAACACAAAAGACATCAAAACAGGAGGCGGTAGTGCAACGCCAAAAACATTGCAACCAGGTAATCAAGCGATTACTATTAACAAAGTAGAACTAGAAGATTTCAAGTTCAAGCCAGGTGCATTTCACTTGCTATTCCATTGTGAAGGTGAGCCAATACTCGAGGACTTTGAAGGATTCTTTATTAATAAAGATGAACCGTCTTTGGGTAGACATGCTGGACAAGTTGGTAGAATCAAAGCTGGGCAATATGCTTTTGCTGATGGTACAACTAAGTCAGGTATTGAAGTAAGCCGTGATGCGGATATTATGCGTTACTTGAAGAACATCTGTATAGAACTTGGATGTGTTGATTGGTTAGAGTTGCAAGATGGAAAACATGCAACGATTCAATCATTGATCGCTCAGTTTAGTAATGATGCTCCTTTCAAAGGTAAATGGCTGAACGTTTGTATTGCCGGCAAAGAGTATTTAAACAAAGAAGGATACACAAACTTTGATTTGTTCTTCCCTAAGTTTAACAAATCTGGCATACCATTCGAAGGTGTTGAGAAAGCAAGTAAGAGTAAACTTGCTAAGTTTAATACCGATGACCACATCATTAAGAAGGTTG